CAAACGACGATTGCTCAGTTGAATTTCATCAAATGGTGTATAAAAAATCGTATTATCGATTACATCTCCAAACACAAAGATACACTCTTTAGTAAACGAGTGACATAAAACCCTTATCGAATTTAAAAGTTTGATACCCGGTATAATATATGTAAAGGGTGTATACATCAGTGAGTCCTGGGTCCAATTTCAATTCTATCTTAGTCTTCTCAGATTGAATTTCACTGAAATCTAAACTACCCGATGGATTTACATTAATAGGGTTCATCGAAAATGAATACGTATATATATTTCTCACAGGTCTTGATAATCTCTTTTGGTATGGAACCATGTATTTGTAGTACCCATCAGTCGTACTTGAAATATTTGGTAAATCAACACCTTGAATAAAAAATTTCGCTTTTTTCATGACAGGATTAAAAAAGCTGAATGCCTCGTCGAAATCAGGGTTCTTAGAGAAGTTAAACCTATTTTGAAGATAGTGATAGTCAGAAAAATTTGCATCAGGAACTCGAAATACACTTGTGTCGAGTGTAATACTATAAGACTGTGTAAACGTGTCTTCTGTATCTGATACAAAATCAGAAATAGGATCTGTGGGTAATAATACAACACCGTCTTTTACAATATCAAATCCCGGAATGTTTGTGTAACGTTTACCAGAGATTACTCTAGAAGAATCGGTAGTATAGTATTCAAATGTAAATTTCTCTATGAACGAGTTGGCCGGTACCTTCACTTTGATAATAGGGTTTGCGGTACTTTCAATTAAGCCGGTCCACGGGATAATGTTATATTCGGTTGAAAATGGATCACCTACTGTCTGAATATTGGGCAGCGGGTCATCTTCTGTATTGTTTCTGTATAACTCGGGTGGATCTGAAAAATTAACACGCGAAAACGTCGTTACACCTCCCTGGGTTAAGGCTGTAAAGAAAGATAAATTTTTAAGTGTAAACTGATTTGCAACAGGCAGGCCTGTTGCAATTTCTCTGACGTAAATTTCGTACGTATCAAATTCATCTGGTAATGAACTGATAGAAGTATCTTCAAAACGACTATTTCGTAAAAACCAGTGAATAGATTTAACACGACTATTTGGAACAAGATTCGTCTGTACAGTATCCACACCTGGTAGAGTTTCGATAGTTGGGTGTTTTTTAACCAAATCTGTAATCATCGTATATTCTTTATTTTTTAGATAAAGACGTTCAACTGGGTCAATAGTGAATTCTTCAGTTATAATTTTGAAGTTCTCAAGTTGAATTGTGTCAACGGAGTTTGTAAAAAAGTTTTGTGGGTGGAATTCAAATTCAAATTCTATTTTTTGTTTATGAACAGCGCATAGGGGGAAGAAAGGTCTGTTTGGTTCATTCGACAGATATTCATCACTTGAATATTTACGTGAAAAGAAAAATGGTAAAGGAATGATAACTTCTGAATCTAATGACGCATAAGCACGTTGTGCAGATGAAGTATCGAAACCCAACATTCGATTAAGAATGAAACGGTTAGAAACCTTCTCTGATACTTCTAAATATAACTCGTCGTGAATAACCATCCAGTCGTCAAAAATCTTTTCAACTTCTATTTCATCTACACGCATAGTCACGGACTTGATAAGATGACGACCAACTTGATCCGAATAATTCTTATCCTGAGTTAGACCTGGAAGTTTTATCATGACATACATATTACTAAGGAGGTCACCCATATTCTGTGGATTGAAGGTTACTTTGATGCGTTCATTGAATGGCCATGTTGGGGAAGTTGGTGATTTGTTGACAACTGTAGTTCTATGAAATTTTGTAAAATGAGAATGTGTCTTAGGGTTGTAATTAAAAATAGATTGATCTAGATTTTCACTATGTATGTATGACTCTTGTTTGCCAATGGCATGCAGAGACACGGCGGCTCCACTTGAAGTGGGCATCTTAATACATGTCTATATATTTTTAATGTCGGTTATCCACATGTCAATGTGGTCCGTCTTTTTCAGTTTTTCTAGTTCCTGTCTGGCCTGTAAAGCTTCCTTATGAAGAGCTTCCACTCGTTCTTCTGTGTAATCGATAGTCTTGATGTGCAAGAGATAATCGTACGATCCATCAAGTTGGCGGAAAGTTTCACTCAATTCCTTCTCAAGATCCTGCTTCTTCCGTTTGAATACTATGAGTTCACCATTTACAACTTCTTTGACAAACCGTGCACGTTCGCTGCATACATCAGATCGTAGTTGAGTTTCCCATATGAGGCGATCTTTCCTCTTTTTATAGTATTCCGTTCTAAGTCCAATGAAGTCTGATAGAATATCCTCTGCAGAATTATACTTACAAATACCCTTGGATGGATGAAAGAGATGCATGTTTGTAGTGCGAATGGTCTTTTGTAGTTTGAGATCCTTAACGGCATCTTTGCCATTATAATCTTGTATCAAGAAATCCACATTCTCAGTTGTACTGTTGTTTGTGAAACCGCTTATGATTTTCTTTTCAACGAGGGTATCAAGGTGTTCTTTGTAATCTTGGGTCCAACGCCCCGGAGGGAGTTCGGTCACTTTAACAGTCCTTCCGACGCTAGTCCATACACCTTGTGTCATCCATGAATCGTCATCTTGTTCAAAAACTTTTCCCTTGAAACCCCTAAACCAAGGCTTCATCTTTTTGATAGGATTACCACCAAGGAAGTTGAGGATATTGTTCCGAATATCCTTTGGGTTAAACGGGGGTACATAACAAGAAAACCCAGTTCCAATACCCTCACTTCCATTCACCAAGATCATAGGTATAGTAGGCATATAGAACTCTGGTTCAATAGAGCGACCATCGTCGTCTAAATAAGTAAGAACTGCGTCATCTCGGGGATCAAATACACTCCTCGCTTCAGGCATCAGACGTGTAAAGATATATCTCGTCTGGCTAGCATCCTTTCCCCCCATCAGCCGTGTCCCAAATTGACCACATGGCTCTAGTAGATTCAAATTGTTTGAGCCTGTATAGTCATTGGCTAACTTTACAATTGTATCAGCGAGGGATACTTCACCGTGATGATAGGCAGACTTTTCAGCCACAAAGGCGGCAAGTTGAGCAACTTTCATTTCGTTGCGGAGATTCTTCTGGAAACATGCGTACATAACTTTACGCTGTGATGGTTTGAGTCCATCAGCCACATGAGCAATTGATCGCTTGAGATCAGCAAGGCTAAAGTTCACAAGGTCCTTATGAACAAAGTCGGTGATCCCCAACTGTTTAATGTTACCGTAAGGTACTTCAAGTTCATTGGCTTCTTTGGCGGTACTCTCCAGAAGCCATGTCTTACGGTCATCAGCCTTCTTCTTGTCAAATGCCAAGGTAATAGATTTATCAGACATTACATCTGTATTAAACTTGACGGTAAGGTCTTCAATCTTCTTGAAGTACTCCCTAGCCTCCGCAGAAGTTGAGGTACCCAAACCCTTGTAATACTTGATACGCCAACCAGATTGTCCATTTCCATACCACGTGCGAAACGCGGAGTCTGTATAGAAGGATTTGCTTTGATTACCCCTAGAAGCCTTAATAATAGGTGTGACCATCGATACAACAAACCCCAATTTGAGGAGACTGGGCCAGAAGTAGTCAATCATATTTAGGATCAGACCCTTAATGTGCGAACCATCGTTATCAGCATCAGTCATAATCATGAGACGACCATACCGAAGCTCGGATACATCTTTGTATTCTTTTCCTTGTTGGAGACCCAAGATTTTCTTTAGGTCGTTGAACTCTTGATTCCCGGTTAACTGAGCAACCGATGCATCTCGGACATTCTTACACTTCCCCCGAAGTGGGAATACACCGTAGTGGTCTCTACCAACAACGGAGAGGCCAGCGACAGCGAGTGTCTTTGCCGAGTCACCCTCTGTGACGATGAGTGTACACCTAGAAGATTGGGCTGTCCCAGCTTTGTTTGCGTCATCAAGCTTGGGAATACCAGTGATTTTTGACTTTCGAGCTCCACCATCAGTTTTTGAAAGTTCTTTTGCTTCACGGAATTTTGAGAGTGCAGTGAGTTCATCTGCGATTCCGGTTTTCAGTACATTTTTTACAAAGGTCTTGGGAAGTTCAAATTTGCTTCCGAATGACTGAACCTTTGATGTGCATTCAGATTTTACCTGACTTGAAAAAGTAGGATTCTCGAGAATTGATCGAACAAAGATTGTGAAGGTATTTTTAACTTGTTGTGGTTTGAGTTTAATTTTTTTTGCCATATCCTCAATGATGGCATTGGAAACAATATTTGCGACATGATCGATATGTGTACCGCCCTTTGTTGTGCAGATACCATTTACAAAAGATACTTGTTGCATACCATCTTCAGATGGGCCGATACAAACAGACCAACGATCACTGGTCATTGAACACACATTGTCAATTCCTTCGTGCATTTTTGCATAGGCTTCAAAGTTTTGTTTGGGGAGAGCCACTCCGTTGAACTTGATCTTGCAGTTGGGAGATGTACAGATGTTGGCATCCCATACACGTTTTTCCATAATTTTGTAAATACCCTTTTCCATCTCTTTCATTGCAAACCTAGACCAGTCGGGTTTGAAAGAAATTGACACAGAGGCTGTAGCACCATTGAATTTTTTAATTTTTGGAACATAACAAGTGGACATATTATCAAACCATTCTTGATGATATTCTTGTTTGGTACTCGGATCCTTGATAATTACAGAGAACCATTTACTGTAGATATTCGCCAATTTGGCTCCGTACCCATTTCTACCCCCCACAACTCGCTTTTGATTGTCGTCATAGTTGGTACTCGTGAGAAGATGACCAAAAACAAGTTCAGGATTCCATACATCTTCCTTTTCATTTTTACGAATAGTAAGACCTCCCAAAGGTCCATTGTTGTCCACAGTGATCATTCCAGCCGTGTCATCAATATTAACTGATATAGAAGAAACTTGCTTAGGGTGCATTGAGTTTCTATCTATAGCATTAACGAGTATCTCATCAAAAATTTTCAAGAGAGCCGGTGAATATTTAGTTGTAGTCCGTTTGAATTTTTCACCATTCAGAACCCAATATGGTTCTCGAACAGCATCTACAGGACCAACATAAGAGTCGGGTCTCTTGAGAACATGCTCAATGTGGGTCAGTTTTTGAACCGACTCCATTCTTTATTTTTTACTACTCTATTCTCTAACTTAGGCTATTAAACTTCTCCACGTTCGATCAGCTTCTTACGATTTGTCATGTGAAGATCCTGAACCAAGGCCTTGTTCTCTGCACCGTATGGTACAGCATAACCTTCGTCACAAAGCCATTTATTAACATTAGTCCACACACCATCTTCGTGAACCCATACTTCAGCTAGCACTCGTCCAAACTTACCACGGGAATCCGCCTCTGGACAACGAAGTTGAATTTCGATGTCATCCTTTTCGGAAGCGACGGCCTTGAGACACCACTCCTTGAGCTTCTTCTTGGATAGAAGACCGAACTTCTTCTCTTCGAGGTCACGGGTTCTGGACTCTGGAGTGTCAATCCCTAGAAGACGGACACGTTGCTTCGTGCACACATCAAAACCCAAATCGATATTCACGTCGATTGTGTCACCGTCTACAACCCTCTCAAGAGATGAGACACGATAATTGAAATTACAAGCTTCAACGTTATAAGAAGACATTATATTAAACACTAGTTCTAGTTCTTTAACTAATAAGCGTCGAGACGGTCTCTTGTGTCGCTAATCAAATCATCGATGTTTTCTCGCAATGATAATAGACGATTTAATATTTTTTGGAGTCGATCACGTCGTGATATGTAAGAGGATCTTATAACATTCAGCGTTGAACCCTGATAGATAATAGACGTCCATCCTCGGTCACTGGTTAAGGTCGGATTATGGGTATTTTTGGCATGTAACGACCACTCACTCGGGGAGTTATACTGATTGTTGTTATATACGATAAAACCTTCATTTGTTAATGTAGCATATTTGGTAACTTTTTTACGATTTATTTTTATCTGCAAAACATTGTGACCTGGGGTTAAAAGGCCTGCGTCGATGAGCGTCTTTAGGGACACAGGTGAAGGTGCCATTTTTATATAGAAAAAGCAAGGTAAGATCTAACTTAGGTGCACTTTTTTCTGTAAATGTTGATTGAAGCTGGAATTTACAAGACAACGCGATAAGCAGGGGCATTTAACCTAGAAAGTTCACGAGCCACCTTGACGACGCAACGAGGAGACCTGGCTCCCACACCAACGCGGCTTACTAACTTCATCTTGGCATTCCTTTGGAGACCCTTCATCGCCATAATACGCTTAATAGCCTCATCCTTGGTGAGGGGTTGAGCTTTCTTGGAAGGCTTTTCGTTAAGTTCCCGGAGTTTTTTGATGTTTGAATTTGTTGTAACCATACCTTTCATGAAATTGGTGACCGCCTTCTTTTTTAGAGCAGCCTTCATAGATGGTGTAACTACCTTCTTCTTGGCGGCAGCACGCTTCTCAAGACCCTTATACCACTTGGCTATGGGAACGTTATTGTACAGATGTAAGTTATCAGTGCGAACACCCCTTTTGGCAGCATGGCGGAGTAGATCCTTCGCAAGGGGGGAGTTCTTGGCACGCATCTTAAGACCCTCACACATTTCTTTAATTGTGAGTTTTTCAGCTTGAACAATACCATATTTCTTGGCAACCTTCACTACTTCAGCCTTCTTGTGGAGACGGCACTTCTTGCGCCCCAGCTTGAGATCACCTGCCTTGTCCACAGATACGAGTACTGGAGACATTTTGTATTATACGGAGAAAAAGTTTACTGTATTACAGGATATTTATCGTCTACTCAAGCTCTTCCAGACGTGCATTACGAGCCCTATTTTTAGACCACCCCACGCATGCGAAGCTGGTGCGGCCCCAGAACCCGAGGGCAACTCCGCCGATTGTGACCAAGCTCTCGACAACAACCACACCTCCTCGGCCCCCGAGGCCGTCCGGCGTGGAATATATCCAAGACGGGATCAACGACCGCCGCCTCCTCCCGTGCAAGCTTTTGCCGGTGTTTCCGGTTCATCTGAACGTTCTGGTGAAAGACCTTCAGGTGGTCACAGAACTGCAGGTACACACCTTCAGGAATCTTATCCGAGTGTTCATCCAGTTGCATCATCATATCACAGATACGATCTTCAACGGTCATTTGAGGTTTCCCCAACCCCTGGTTAAACATCGTTGTACGTGCCGTTTACTTTTTGATACTTCTTATATTCATTACATTTACTTAGGTTCTAAAAGTTGGGTAAATGACCACTCGTGTTGGAGTAGTAGGTCATCTCATCAGACCACTTTGGGAGGGACTCTTCCTCTTCTTCGAGGAGCCTCTTTTGGATCTCCGCAAGGGTCATGTTATCCTCGAGCTGTTCCTTAAGCTCCGCAAGGGTGATGTCATCCTCTTCCTCCTCTTCCTCCTCTTCCTCCTCGTCATCTTCACATGCTTGGCAATGAGCGTCAAACATGTGACAGGTGTGTTCTCCGTTTTTGACCATCTCTTGGATGTCGGGGTCATGCATGATGTCATCCTCGTCCTCGTCCTCGTCCGAGACCGGGTCGCGAAAGTTAGGCATGCTGCCAAACTCAACCTTTTCGGTGACGGGAGGGATGACCTCAAAGTTGATTTTAGCGTTGGGGAGCAGGGTCGTGAGACGATCCAAAGTTTTCATGGCGGAGCGGGATCCGATGAGCTTGCCGCCGAGAGCTTGAATTTCAAAGTTCATTGTTGTTTGTTGTTTGTTGTTTGTTGGTTGAAAAATA